CAGCATCAGACAACACCGGACCACCCGCAGCATCCAACGCGGCCTGCAACCCAGACACAGCACTGATCGGATGCGCACCCGCAACATCACGACCCGACAGATCGTTATGGACCGTGACACCACCACCGGAACCAGCGGCGCTTGTCATCGTCACTTCAGCAACGACCGGGTCCTCACCACCGAACTCGACCGTCCACACCACCTGCGGGAACTCAACTGTCACCATCACGAACCACCCCCACGCACAGCGTTCTGCGGGGCCACGATCAACGGGCCACCCACGATCGTCCGGGCAAGATCCGCACCCGGTGGGGTGATCTCCACCTCCCAATCAGCGGCACCCCAAGCAGTCACCTCGGCGGTGTCGGCCCGGTCAGCGCGGATCGCGTGATAGCCGGCCCATCGGCCGGCCACGATCGGGCCATCGACATACGCGGCGACGAGCACGGCGGCCTGAGCGTCACGCTGCACGCGAGCTGACACGATCACATCGCAGTCACCAGTCACGTCGACGCCGCCCTCATCGAGGACCCGGAACGGACGAAACCAGTCATCTCCCTGCGTCACCTTCCACGCCACCTCAACACGTTGATCGTTCATCGTGAAACCCACTGGCACCTCCCTGTCATCGCATCCGACTTGTCGCAGCGAACACCGCCAACCCTTGGTGGCCGCCGTCCGCTGTCGGCGTCAACGTCACCGTGTCAGCAGGTGTCCAGGAGAATCCGGCCAGCGCCGACACCCGCTTCGCTGCCGCCGGCAACGTCAACGTCGTCTTCACCGTCCCGTTGACAGCGATCCGGATCGATGTCGACGACGACCCAGTTGTTTCCGACTCGAGCAGGAACTCGTTGACCGTCCCGACCGCTGACGGGTGCCCCGACCGTGATGACGTTCCAGCGGTCACATCTCTCGCCGTGGAGAACAAGCATTCGAGCCCGCCCGCTGCTGCTGTCGACCTCGACGGCGCGACCACCGGGGCCACCGCTGCAGCTGCCGCACCACCGAGCGCTCCGGCCACGTTCGTTCGCCGGCTTGCCGCTTCCAAACGGGTGATCCGATCAGCGACAAGAGACCCGACAGCGATCGTCACTTCCGCGTCACCGTCCATGTCGCCAGCGATCGTCACCGCCGACACCGACTGCGGTGTCGACACGTCGTGACTGTCCGGGCCCGGCACGGACAGAAGGTCATGCGGGGCCGGAACCGTGACCGGATTCAGCACCGACAGCGACGCTCCACCGGTCTCGTCGGCGGCAAGAGCGAGGAGCCCGTCAGCGATCATCGCAGCGGTGCCAGGGTCATCGATGTGGCCCAGGTCGAGGTCACTCCACCGGTGGCCGCTCCCACGGGTGAACCGGCCACGCGAGAACCTGACGACAAGGGCGTCGAAGTCGGGGCGGGGCAGATCCCACGACAAGTCGTCGACGTTCACGAGGTTCGGGTCCGCCACCCCCGCCGCGCTGTAGCCGGTGGTGAGCGTCAACGACGACACGGCCCCGGCAGTGCCCTTCACAAACGGGTGGAGGATGCGGCCGACAGCGTCGACTGTGACATCGATGTGGACCTGTGCGAGCTGGGACACCACATCCCACGGGGAATCTTTCCCGAGCCGGTAACTCATCGGCCCCGTCGGAGGGAACGGGACCCCGTTGCTGTCCGTCGTTGCAGTGCCTGCCACCGTCCACCCGTCGAGGAGCGTGTTGCCGCTCATCACCTGGCGGATCTGCCGGCCGATCGGCACCTCCGGATCGGCCGACGGGTAGGCCAGAAGCTGCGTGGTGGTGTCGCTGTGGGCGACGACACCACCGGTGGCGTCGATCACCGACCAGAGCAACGCTGTCGGGTTCCCGCCCGCCGGGCCGTCGTCAGCGAAGTTCGTGAGCTCGAACGCGACACAGATCCAACCGGCGGCGGTGACTTCAAAATCGTAGGTTTGCTTGCGTCGGAAGTCGGCGTCGCTGCCGCACCGTTGACCGTTCACCCACGCCCGGGCAATGTTGTCGCCAGCGAAGTCCAACGCGAACGCTCCGACACCGATGAGGAACCAGCGGCGGAACAGGTTGCGGCCCTCCGGTGCGTTGCTCGCGTCGCCGGAATGCGGGCCGATCCACAACGCGGACGGGTCACGCCACTCGGCTGGCAGGCCGGTGTAGAACGGCGATGCCCAGCCCTGCACGGCGATCACTTTCGATCCGGTCCACCCGCCTCCGGTCTCGTCGAAGTCTGGGCCGAACCATGCCATCACCCGTTCATCGAGGACGGGCACAAGTTGCGCCATGTTCGACAGCGTCGGTGTGTCATGCAGCCGGCTGTCAGCCCACTCGGCGAGGATCCCACGACCCGACCATGTGGTCGCTTCGACCATCTCATCGGACTTCGACACCATCGTCGGCTGTGACCGTTCAGCGATGAACGCGAACCGGGGGGCGCCGTGCAACCGGCCGAGGATGACGTCACCTTCCGCGACGTGTTCCGTCGCTGTGTTCTCGAGGCTGAACTCACCGCGGCCCACCCCGTTGCGTTGCTCCTGCCACTTCACGTCGAACGCTGCTGCGATCCCTGTGCCGGACGTGTTGGCCCCGTTGCGAACCTCGACGGTCACCTCGGCCATCGTCACGGACCGCCGACGATCTCAAGGTCGCCACGGATGATGACGAGCTCGAACGTGACGACCTGGGCGCCGATGCCGGGATCGGCGACGAAGTCGTCGACCTGCACCGGGCCCTCATGGGTGACGCCCGGGATCGCGGTGGTCACCACGCACGGCACGCACCCCTCGGCGTCGCCATCTGCGTCCACGATCGCTGACCGCAACGCCAAAAGATGCGACTGCACGGCAGCGACCGCACCGAACGGGGCCGACATGTCAGTCGGTGCACCAGCAAAGCTCCATCGGCCATCGAGGAACACCTCGAGGCGGACGGTCCGCGGACGCTTCCTGGCCTTCGATCCCTTCTCGCCGTCGACACCAGGTCGAACCCGGTTCTTCCGACGGCGTTGCGCGGCGTCCATCAGCACATGACTGTTCAGGCCGACCCGGCCGGCCGCGTCGATCGCAACACCGTTCAACCTGACCGACCCAAAGCCGGGGGTTGGGAGCCCGCTCACCGGTCCACACTCCGGAACGCCCGATCGCGTTGCTCGGCGGTCACAGCGACCCCAGCGCTCGCCCGCACATCGATCACCGGCGGCGCCTGCGGGCGGGTCGCAACAGCGGCCATCGCATCCGCCAGAGCCCGAATCTCACCACGTTGCGCAGCAACCTCAGCGAGCAACGGGTCAAGCGTCAACGACGACGGCTCAGGCGACAGGAGACGGCCTGTGGTGGCAGCGTCGATGATCTGCCCGTCCTTCGGGAAGAACCCGAGCTCGGGGCCGTTCTCGCCGACAAGGAACGGCTGACCGGGCCACACCGGGCCACCGGACGCCCTGCCGATCACCCCGTTCGCGTTGATGTCGGTGCCGGTGACCTTTTCCACCTCGGCCACCACACCACCTAGCGCCGTTGTGACTGTCGCGCGGATCTGCACGTCGCGGTCCCGGGCCAACTGGTTGAGGAGCGCTTCGACAAGCGCGTAGTCGCCGGCGTCGATCGCTGCTTCGATCTTGGACCGGACCGGTTCTTCCATGTCGGCCTTCTGCTTGTCGAACTCGGCTCGAAGCTCGACAACCGACGCCTTCGCTTGTTCGGTGTTCGCTGTGACCGTCGCTGTGATGTCAGTGTCCGCGAGGCCGTAGATGTCGACGAGGTGCTGCAACTCGTCGCCTGTGATCTTGCCCTGTCCTGCGAGCTGTTCGAGCGCTGCCCGTTGGGCGAGTAGAGTGAGCGTCGACTGTTGACCGGTCGGGTCGAGCTTCGCTTGCGCTTCGGCGAGTCGTTCAGTTGCGTCGACCATGGCTTTGATCGCATCTGCGTTCTTGCGGCCGGTTTCGGTGTCCATGTTGATCCCGGTGCCCGCGGTGAGGGATGCGGTGACCCGGTCGCGTGCTTCGGCGAGACGTCGGGCACCTTCATCAACGTCACGGGGGGCGTTCTTGAACTTGTCGATCAGGTCGAGGAGCCGTTGCATGTTGTCGCCAGCGGCACGTGCGGAGTCGCCGGTGATCCCGAGGAGGTCGTTCAGATGCGAGAACGCAGCGTTGAGCTGTTCGGAGGTCTTCGCGTCGGATATCTCACCGAGCACCGTTTTGAGTTCGTCGGCGCTGATCTTCCCCGACGCCGCCGCCTCCTGCGCAATGGACCGCAAGGACTCGCGGGCCTTGCTGATGCCCCCCGCCGTCTTCTGAGTGACCTCGTCGAGCGCCTCGAAAAAGTCGAGGACAGCGGATCGATCCGGGTAGCCGTCGGCAGCGGTTTGCATCTCGACGATCGAGACGGCGATGTCGCTGATCTCTTTCGGAACGTCAGCATCCTTGAGCGCAGCTTTGAACTTCCCGATCGTCCCGGTGTTGTTCGAGTAGACATCCTTGAAGATCGTGTCCAGCCCGGACAGGGAGTCGCCTGATTCAGTGGCGAGACGGGTGACGTCTTCGAACGACAGCCCCAAGTCGTTGAGCGAGTCGAGTGCACCCTTGTCCGCGAACCAGTCGCGCATCGTGTTGGCGTTGAGTTCCTCAAACTTGTCCCTGGCTGTCTGAATTGCGCTGGCGAGATCGTCGGCGCCCTTGCGGACGTCGGCGGTGTTGCGCGCGTACTCGGCGAAGGCCGCGGAACCGATGACGGCGGCGCCGGTGAGGGCGATGAGTGGCCCGTTCGCAGCGAGGAACCCGCCAGCCATCCCACCAACCTCTTTCACCGTCGCCCCAGCAACACCCTTCAACGCTTCGAACTTCGACACGTTCTGAGTCGCTGCGATCTGACCGACAGCATCACGGAACTCCCCGACGTTCCCCACTGCACCCTTGACGGCGTCACCGAAACCACGGAACTGGTCCGCGAACTTGATCGCTGCCAGACCAGCGAGCACCGGGATCAGGATCTCGGTGTTGTCGGCGAGGAGCCCGACAGCGTCAGCAGCGACGGTGACACCAGCACCGAGAACGTCGACCGCTGGAGGGATGACCACCCCAGCGAAGTTCGCGAGTTCCGGCAACACCGCTGCGGTGAGCTCACCCAGCGCTGAGAGAAGGTCCGACACGGGTGGACCCAGATCAACGAGCGCGTCGCCAAGGATTGGCAGCACCCGGGACCCGGCGTCGAACACAGCGTCGCCCACCTCGGTGATGACTACAGCGAGCCCACCGGACAGTTCGTCAGCCACGGTCGCTGCTGCCGCGAGGAACTTCGCTCCCGGGCCGGTCGCGAAATCGGCGGCCTGCTGCCCGAGCCCTGCCAGTGCCGCCCGGCCCTCGTCGGAGCCGACGACCAAACCGCCGAGCACACCAGTCAACGGGGAGATCGTCGGGATGATCGCCCCGAACGGGCCAAGCACTGACCGGGCGCCCAGCCCGGCGAGTGAGATTCCAAGCCCGGCAGCGACACCTTCAGCACCCTTCAACGATTCACGAATCGTTGAGAGTCCCGACGTGACCGCTCCGAATGCCCGGTCGACGTCTTCCGGTGAGATCGACGCCAGGACGTCGCGCAGATCACCGGACAGTCCGGTGAGGACGCCACCGGCACCCGTCGCCAAGCCCTCCACGTTGCGAGAGATTGCATCCCACGTCGGAGTCGTCGCGAAGTCGTTGAACACGTCGACCATCTCGGTCGCCGCTTGGGTCACCCCGCGCAGCGACGTGTCGCCCAGGTCACCGACACGGATGAGCGCGGTTTCGACCGACCCGGAAAACGCTTCGAGGTCGCCTTTCAGGTTGTCGGTCTGAGCGGCGGCCATCTCCTGAGCGGCGCCCATGTCGTTGACCGCTGCGGTGTACTCGTCGACGCCTTCCTTGCCGCGGTCCATCAGGATCGACGCGCCGCGCACAGCGTCGGACCCGAACAAGGTGGTGAGTGCCTGCTGACGTTGGGCGTCGTCAAGGCCGGATAGCGAGTCGTGCAACTGTCGGGCCACTTCGTCGATCCCGACGAACGCTCCCTGCGCGTCGAAGAACTTGAGGCCCATCGACTTCATCGCCTCAGCCGCGTCATCGGACTGCGGGACGAGATGCTGCAACATCGTCTTCAACGATGTCCCCGCGTCGGAGCCGATCAACGCGTTGTCCGCGAACATCGACAGAACACCGACGGTCTCTTCCATCGACAGACCGGTTTGCTTCGCGACCAGCCCGCCTTGGCGGAGGGCGTCGCCCAACTGGCCGACGTCCGCAGCGGACTTGTTTGCACCGGCGGCGAGCACGTCAGCGATGTGGCCGACCTGATCGCCACCCAACCCGAAGATGTTCATCGCCTGGGCGGAGATCGTCGCCGCGTTCGCCAAGTCCAGTTGGCCCGCAGCAGCGAGCGACAGCGACCCCGTGAGGGCGCCGCCGAGCACGTCCGACACGGACACGCCGGCTTTCACGAGTTCGGCCTGGGCGTCTGCTGCTTCCGACGCGGAGAACACGGTGTCCGCTCCGGCTTTCAACGCTGCGTCGCGCAAGGTGTCCATCTCTGCTGCGGTCGCACCCGCGACCGCGCCGACACCTGACATCGACGCGTTGAAGTCCATCGACGTCTTGACCGCAGCGGCGCCGATCCCGGCAACAGCAACACCGGTGACACCGGCGATCGTGCCGAGATCAGACACGACAGTCTTCGCCCCGGACCCGAACGCCGAGGTGATCGACGACCCGGCCTTGCGGGCACCGTCAGCAACGTCCTTGCCGAACTGTGCCATGTCGCCACGCACCGAGATCCACACTGTTCCCGCTTCAGCCATTGATCACCTCCTGAATGCTCTGGTGAGCTCCCCGGCGAACCGGGAGGCTCGCCCGGTTCGCCCGCTCGTGCTCGCTTCGGCTGGTGCGGTGGGCGCAATCCGCTGCTCCCGCGCTTTCCGCCGCTGCTCGGCGATCAACAGGAACACTTCGAGCAGCTGCGGGTCGCGGTCACCAAGGACCGCTAGACCGTTGAGGTCTTGGCCTTCTTCGAGCGCTGCTTTGACGAGCCGGACAGCGCTGGAGTCAGGCCCGAGGTAGGGCGGTCGGTGTCGTCCACCGTCGCGATCTGGATCTCGTCGACGGTGTCAAGCCACTCGTCGAACGGGCGGGTCTCCCCACGTCGAACCCTCAGGTATGTCCAGGCCGCGAGCAGCATCCAGTCTTCGCGGTTGAACGTTGCGACCTCACTGAACGGCTGACCGTGTTCCGCTTCGATCGCTCGCACTGCCGAGGGGATCACACGGATCCCCTCGACACGTGAGCCGTCAGCGAAGTCAAGGGCGAACTGAACCGCCCGGTAGCTGACGTCTGCCATCAGGAGCCGCCACCCCAGACGCTGTCACCCCAGCCGGGCAAGTTCGAGAAGGTCCTGAACGGGAGTCCGCCCGTGTCAGGAGTGAGGACCTTGAAGCCGACCGACAACACACCGGCGGCATCACGGTTGAACGCCGGCGACGTCCCCGCAGCCGGGTAGCCACGATCGAACACGAAACGGACGACGTTCGTGCCGTCCTTGATGTCGAGCACCAGCGCGTACTCGTCGACGACCTCACCGGTCGGCGGCAAGTAGACGAACCCAGTTCCGGCGGCCTCGATGTGACCACCACCGAACGCGAACGGGACCGTGTCACCGTTCCACTGCATCAGCTCGAACTCGACAGTCGTCGACCGGTCCTTGACGCGGGCGGCGAGCGGGTCCGGCGACTGCCAACCACGGATCTCCGTCACCGTCGGCGCGTTCGGGATCGACGGCCCCTTCTCGGTGAAGAAGCCGAGGCCGACGAACGCCGGGTTCAGGGCGGAGTCGAACGACGTGGGCAGAGTGGTGCCCTTCGGTGCCGCGTACGCGCCGCCGAAGGTGCCGACGAGGAGTTCGTCGGCAGCCAGACCGTAATCGAGGGACATGGGGGCCTCCATGGGGTGTTGGTGCTCGCCGGGGCTACGACGCGCAGGGGGTTGCTTGGTTCGCCCCGCGGTGTTGCGGGGAGACTGTGGGCTCAGCTGCCGGTGGAGCGGCCGGGGTGCAGGACGATCCCGACGTCGAACGACGCCTTTGGTCGCGCCCGCTGGACTTCGGCGTCGGCTTCCACAGCTGAGGTGATGACGTTGTCGGTGTGGCGACGGATACCGCCGGCGGTGACGTGCCCGGCGACGATGACACCGGCGGGGAGCGTCCACTGGCGACCGACGAACCGTTGGGTGATGAGCGCCCGTGCGGTCTCAGCGATCGTCCAGGTGAGCGACTTCGGTCCGCCCCAGGCGTCGAGCTGGAACAGTGCCCGGACCGCCCAGTGTGCGCCGCCGGTGATGACCGGGTCGGTGATCTGGTTCACGACGAGCAGCGGGAACGTCTTCGGAGCGGCCGGCAGTTCGGTCACGACTCGACCGTCGAGCAGCTCGACGAGTTCGGGTTGGTCACGCAGCCACTGCGACAGCCCGGCGAGCCAGTCGGGGAAGACGATCAGGTCGTCACTCACTTCGGTTCGAACTTCCCGTGCTCAGCGGCCGCTGCGCGCAGCGTGCCGTGCGGTGCGGTGTCCTCGGAGCCCCACTCGATGATGTGTCCGGCCGGGTCGACGGTGAGCACGCCGACGCCGCGCCGGTCTTCGAACACTCGGAACCGGCGCCGGTAGTCGCCGGTTGCGACGGGAGCGGACCGTTCGGCGGTCTGCTTGATCTTGGCAGCGACCTCGACCAGACCTGGTTCTGCGGCTTCGGCCAAGATCTCGTCGAGCCCAGAGCCTGGGACGAATCGGGCGGTCATGCGACGCGCTCGGCTCGGGCAACGACGAACAGGCACTCGCCGCTGCGGGGGTGGGTGCGGGCGAACCCGGCTTGGAGGACGTAGGTGTCGCCGTCCCGGTCGGTGAACTGGGTTCCGGCTGTGACGGTGGTGCCGGGCCGGAAGAACACGCGGCGCTCTGTGTTGGACCAGTCGGTGTCACCGTGCGCAGCAGGGTCGTCCAGCCAGTACGGCACGGCCGTCGTCGACGGCGTGTCGGTGGCGTCGCCGTACTCGTCGATCTCGCCGGCCGTGATGGCGGTGAGCGTGCCGGGGAGGGAGATCAGGTCGGTGATGGACATGGTCGGCCCTCCTCTACGAGTGTTCGCATCACCGCCGCGTCGCTGCGAGCTCGGCGGTACCGGGCGAGCAGTTGGCGGGACGTTTGGTTGCCGATGGAGCGAGTCGCCCTCTGCTGGGGTGGGTGCCAGAGATGGACGAGGTCGGCGGAACCACGCCAGGGTGGACCGATGAGCGTGCCGAGCGCGTGTGCCCACGCTTCGTCTTCGTGGCCCCATCCGACGAACCGTGAGTCGAGTGGGACAGCGTCGAGGACGTCCCGGCGGACGACGGTGATGCCGCCACCAGCGAAGCCGCGATAGGGGCGGGAGTCGCGGAGGTTGTCGGCGGAGAGCGGCAGGCCGGGCCAGTCGGCGCCGGCGAGAACCTGGTCGGTGGAGTCCGGGGAGAGGCGGTGGACGAGGTCGTGAGGGACCGCCCACCCGTGGGTTGTGACGGCGTCGACGGCGACCTCGAGGTGCTCGCACCAGACGTCGGCGTCGGCGATGACCAGGACGTCGGCGTCAGCGGCGGCGGCGCCGTTGGCGATGGCGTCCGCTTTGACCCACGGACCGGAGCGGGGTGCGGTGGCCAATGCGATGTCCCAGTCCGGGTGGCTGTGACGGTGCTGGTCGAGCACCCAGGTGAGTGAGCGTTCTCGGTGCGGGCATCCGGCCCGCCACGGGATGATGACAGCGACCGTCACCGGCGTCGACGGCGGGTCTGCGAGTCATGGCGGTGTTCGACCCATGAGGCGTGCCAGTGGTGTGCGCCGAACGCCCACGGCTGCGACGTCTGATGGTCCTCGGAGCGCCGATGCCGCTCCGTGTAGGGGTAGGGGTAGAAGCTGCCCGGTGGGAGCAGCAGGACGTCGCTGCGAGCGTTGAAGACGTCGGTCGTGACGTCCGGGCCTGATCGGTGTGCACCCTCGTCCAGGCGGGCGATGGCGAGATCGATGCACTCCAGGATGGCCGGGTGCTCGGCCGCAGCGCCGATGACGGCGTCGGGCACGATCTTGGCGTCTTGCCAGCAGGCGAACACGTCCGCTCCGAGGAGCGAGTCGAGGGGACGATAGAGTTCGACGTCCGAATCGAGGTACACGCCGCCGTGGTGCCACAGCACTTCGAGGCGGACAAGGCCGGCCATCTGCGCACCGGACGTGCAACGCCACCAGTGCCCGGCAGTGAGCGGGAAGTCGGCAGGGTCAAGCGGGTCGCGCCATGTCCGGAGGTCCCACCCGGGGAGGAGCTCGAAGGCGTGGGACCACCAGGCTTCGACCTCGGGGGTGGTGAGCATGGGCACGGTGCGGTGCAGGATGGGCGGGATCATCGTTCGGTGATCAACGCCGACATGGCGACGGTGTCGTGAGCGGCGGCGATGTAGCGGGCGCCAAGCTCTCGGTTCGCGGCGTAGTCGGCGCCTTGCTTGTAGGTCGCCCGGTCGTGGATGTCGGCGTTCGGTTGCGTCGGGTGCCAGAGGTGCCAGCAGTCGCCCGGCAACCGGTGGAACGTCGCCCTGATGTCCTCGGTCGCGGGTACGCCACCTGGGCGGCGAGGGCCGAGGGTCTGACAAGCGATGCTGAACGCGACGTCCTCCTCACCCCACCCGCAGAACCGTTCGTCGAACCCTCCGACGGTGTCCCACAAGTCGCGCCGCACCGCCACCATCGATGAGCAGCCACCAGTGAACTTGTGGCGGATCAGACGCTCCCATGACCCGACGTAGCCGGCCATCACCCGCCGGCTGCCCTCATCGGACAGATAGCAGAACCTGGTGAACGCGATGGTCATCAGCCCGGTCCGTGCCGCTGTGTTGACCGCGGCTCGCACCTGGTCGGCCCCGACGAACGAGTCGGCATCAGCGATGACAGCCACAGTCCAGTCGCCGGCTGCGCTGGCTGCTGCGTTGAGCGCAGCAGACCGGTTGAACGGGCCACCGTCGTCGTGCTCGCCGATCACGACGGTGAAGTCAGGCCACTCCGACTCCCATCGCTTCGCCAGCCACTCCCAGGACTCGTCTCGCCGACCGCCGTCAGCTCGGCGGGGAACGAGGACGACGACGCCGCTCATCGTTCCCACGGTCCGCCGAGGTCATCGGCCCGATCGGCGATGTGCGCTGTTTCGATGTCACCTCGGGTGGTCGAGATCGTGGACAGTCCGGTGACGAGCCCCGCCGCCTTGCGGAGGTCGGCTTTCTCCTGGTTCGTGAGGAACACGTCACCTGCGGAGCGTGACTGATATTGCTTGGTCTCGCTGTGTTCACCCAGCGACTCGGTGTGAGCGACGAGCTGCTCAGGATTCTCGAGCGACCGTCGCGCTGCCCGGAGACAGATGACGCCGACGATGTCAGGGACATTGTCGACAAGTGCACCCGTCGAGGTGTCCACCCAGATCGATCCGGTTTCGAAGTGGACGCGAACCGATGCCTCAGCGATGGCGTCCAGCGCCCGCGCCTCGTCGAAGCCCGCAGAGACGAGCTTGGTCGGAGACGCGAGCGCCGGTGACGTCATCGTCAGCTGCCGCCGCCGCTGATCTTGACAGCGCGGATGAACACCAGATCGGTGCCGTGTTCGTTGTCGGGTTCCTCAGCGGCCACCCACTTGCCATCGGCACCGAACTCTCCGTGATCCTGGACCACGTTGGTGCCGACGAAGGCGTCGAAGCCGAGGATGTCGACCCAGGCGTCAGGCGACGGGTCGAACTGCCGGATGGCCCGCATCGAGAACCCGTTGCGGCTCATCGCCGTGCCCCACGCGACACCGGCAGGGACGACGGGCACCTTGCTGGTGCCGGCGAACGCGGTGCGGTGGAACACGTAGCCCTCGTCTGGGGGTAGCGCCGCCGACTTGACCACCTTGGAGAACCCGCCGAGGGGCGGGATCTGCGCCTCGGCGAGTGCCGTCGCTGCGGCGGCGCCTGCGGAGTCGGCACGGCGGAGCTGGTCCGAGGTGACGGCATCGAGCGCGAGGTCGGTGCCGAGCACCGCGACCCGACCGGAGATCGGGACGTGACCGCGGTCGAGCTGAGCGCTCGCGTGAGCGAGCACGCCGTGGGGATCGTCCGGGTCCCACTCGACCACGTTCGAGGTCGCGTAGGTGGCGCCGGTGATGAGGTCGGCGATCTCCTCCTCCCAGCCCTGCACCATGCTGGTGACGATGGGCTGGAGCACCTGGGCGCCGAGGTCCTTGATGTCGAGCGTGAGCTCGGCATCGGAGATCTCGATGTCCTTGTACAGGTTGGTGCTGAGAGTCACGTCGACCTTGCCCTCGGCCAGGGAGTCTCGGCTGCGGGTGGAGCCGCCGCGCAGCGTCCGCTTCCGGGAGCTGGTGACCGCCGGGATCGACAGGGTGATCGTGTCGTTCTTGGCGCCCTTGAAATCACCGGCGGGATCCATCCAGATCAGCTGCGGCAGCACGACTTCGCGCTGCAGCGCCGCCAAGACGGCTCCGACGACCACTTCGGGCTTGATGAACTCGTTCGCCATGGCAGTACCTCCTTGAGGTCAGGTTTGGGACCGCGGTCGACCGCCATGGCTGGGGTCGTGCGGGGGTTACGGCCGGGGGATCGCCTCGGCCAACTTCACCGGGTCGAGATCGTCGACCGGCTTCGTGGGGTCCGTTCCGCCCTGGAGGTCGGGGGACGGCTTCCTTGATGGCGGCGGCGACTTGGCGTCGTCGCTGCTGCCACCACCCGAGGTGGAAGGGAACGCCTCGAGGATCTCGGCGGCGTCTTCCTCCAGCTCCTCCCGGGTGGCGCCGACCAGGCGCTTCGCCTGGGCAGCTGTCAGCCCCTTGTCGAACGCAACCTGATATCGCAGCAGGTCCTGCTCGGCCTTCTCCGCTCGCTTCGTCGCGGTGGCGGCTTCGTCGGATGCCCGCTGGGTGTCGGTCTTGTCCTTGTCCTCGAACTCCTTGAGTTTCGCCCGGAGGTCACCCGCGGACTTCTCGGCATCACGCCGAGCCTTCCGTTCCGCTGCGAGCGCTGCCTTGGCGCCTGCGTCGGGATCTGGTGTCGGGTCCGGGTCCTGCTTCGGGTCGTCGGTCTGGGGGTCTGGTTGGTCGCCCATCACGGGCCTCCTTGGTTGGTTGTCCCGTCACGGGACTCACCGCGCCGTCGTCACGACGGGCGGTGGATGTCGTGGTCGCCCTCACGGCGACCACTCGGTCTCAGCGCATGTGGCGGTCGATCCACGCCCGGGTTCGAGCGTTCTCGGCACGTCGTTGTTCGGCGGAGATGTCTCGTCGACCAGTCCAGGCGGACACCGCCCGACGGCGACTGGAGTCGTAGCTGGGCTCGGCGGAGCAGCTGCACGCGTCGTGCGCAGCGAAGTGCGACGTGCCCTCGCCGTAGACCGCACCGCGGTCGGCGAGCATCCGGCAGAAATCACACGCCTTGCCAGAGGTGACTCGTCGCCACCCTCGGGCGTCAGGATCTGATCGGACGTGGTCGACGATGGTGCGGCGTCCGCCGTTGAGGGCGTGGCGCATGCCGGCCGCGGCGCTGCGGTTCTGAGCGATCGGCCCCGCCACTGAGGGACGGATCCCGGCGGCGGCAGCTTTCTAGATCGACACGGGGCCGGTGACGGTGAGCGACTGTGCGATCGCCGTGGGGTCGGCCAGTTCGAGCGGCGGGATCGTGGCGCGTCCACCGATCTCCACGGACCGGAACAGAGTCAGGTAGTCGGCGGCGAGCTCGGCTGATGCCGAGGATTGTCCGATGACGATCCCGGTGGCGGAACGGAGCCAGGTGTCGGTGGTGCCAGCGAGGTCGGTCAGGTCGAGGACGTCCCAAACCGCTCGGAGGTCTCGGACTGTCTGGGCGCCGAGCCGGGCCTGGGCCAGTCGGTGCGCTTCGGTGAGACGGTCGCCTTCCGAGGTGAGCGCCATCGGCTCAGGCGGCGGGACTGGGCTCGGGGGAGGTCTGCCCGTCGGCCAGGCGGTCGATGAGGTCGTCGCGCTCCAGTGCTGCCTTGCGGATCGACAGTGCCTCTTCGACGTCGAGCTGCGTGAAGCCGGGGATCTTCGCCCACAGCACCTCGGGCGGGATCTGCAACTGGTCGACCATCTTGCCGAACGCGTCGGCAGCCTGTGCGAGCGAACGGATCGACGTGTCGGCCCATCGGACCTGCGACTCGAAGTCCTCTGCTCCGGCCGTGTCGCCGTCGAGGTACGCAGCGAGGCGCAGCTGCTGCTCGTGCTGCTCACCGAGCGTGTGGCGCAGCGATTCCGACTTGGCGTTCTGGCTGTCCTTGGCTGCATCGAGCGCCTCGGCGGAGAGGTTGACCATCTGACCGAGTTCGAGCGCCGGGGTCTGCGACACGGCGATGAGCTCTCGGACGTCAGCATCCTTCGCTTCGATGAACCCCGACAGCGGCGTCGCTGGCAGCGAGCCGAACTTGGTGTCCTTGTCGTCGGCGACGAGGAGGTCCTCGACCTTCAGTCGCTTCTTGACAGCAGCAGTGGTCTCGCCGGTCGCTGACACCGTCTCGGACACGCTCATGCCAGCGACGGTGCGCACGATCCACGATGCGAAGCGTTGCACGACGAGCCGGTCGAAGCTCGACTGGTCGATGCGCGCCATGACCGGGATGAACGGCTCGATCTCGCCGGTGGCTCGCCCTTCAAGGTCGAACCGGTCGGTGAATCTGGTGATCGGGCACAGGCCGGCGGGCTGGGCCTGACGACGTTCGTACCTCGGGGTGTCGCCGATCGATCCGAGCGTCAGGTGATGCAGCGCCTCGTCATCGAATACCACGAGGCGGGTGAGGTCGTGGCGCACCTTGCGGACGCGCAGAGCGTAGAGCGGCCACTCGTCGTCAGCGACGTCGTCGTAGACCGCGACCATCTCGCGAGGCGACACACCGCGCATCACCGGCATGGACTGACCAGTGATCGTCTTGCCCGGGAGGGTGACCATGAACGCCTGGCCGAAGGTGACGACCGCACGGTGCAGAGCGACCTGACGACCGTCCATGCCGTTGGCCTGCCAGCGGCGCCAGCCGGATGCATCGTCGGGCTCGTCGGGGCGGCGGTAGCCCTCGACGAACAACGTCTGAGCGATCGACGAGACGATCAGGTCACCCCACGGCGCCTGTGCTCGCTTGGAGAGCTCGGTGTACTCCGTGGTCGCCTGCGGCGGGCTGTGGGGCTTGTCATGGTCCCACCGCGCCCACCGGTCGATGTCGTCGAGCTTGCTGCGCTCGGCGGTGAACAGGGGGAGGAGCTTGTCACCGACGATGTCGACGGCGTCTTTCTCGCTGAGGCCCACGGCCCACCTCCTTCACCAGACGACGCCGGAGCGCTTCTTCTGCGGTGCTGCGGCGAGCACCAAGCGGCGGACCATGCGGGCACCGATCATGCAGACACCGGCGTCGATCTTCGCCGGGGAGTCCGGGGACTCCTTGCCGACCGAAACGCCGTACCGGTTCGGGCGCCGCCGCATGTTGATGACGTGCTGAGCGAGGAGCCCGTTGCCGTCGTGGGTGAACAGCCGGTCTCGGATCTCGGCCTCGACGAGCTCGGCGGCCATCGTGAAGTCGAACGTGTGTGAGCGCATGTCCCACGCGATCGGGTGGGGGTCCTTGCCGGTCGGCACGGCC